ATTGAAACTAAAACTTGTACCAGATACTAATGTAGGATTATTACTGGTTATGTTAATCGTAGGAACTACCGTTGCTGATACCGGTGTACCAGCTGACGTATTTAAGCTAATATGATATTCTGGACCGTCTAATCTTAGTCTTATATGGTTGTCACCTGGAGTAGTATAACGCTTACCAAATTCCTCATATTCGCTCCACCCCCATTGTTCGGGATATTCTTTAATACCGTGCATTATATTTGTTATAATTTCTTCAATTAGCACCTGTTCTTTTACTTTAGCTGGCGGATTTATCCAAATAGGTATTTTATATGTTATAGTAGTAATATCTATTGGATTATCAATGCCAATGGGAATGCTTATACTGCTCCATGCTACTTCTGTTTGTTCTATTAAACTAATACTTGTCCAATCGAATACATTATTGCTGGTTTGTATTACAATACTTGGATTAAATAGCATTAGTATTTGTTCTAATATTTGATCTTTAATCTGGAGATTGTTTGACCAAATATCTAACGCTATAAACAAATCATACGGAACAGGCATGTAACGTTCAATTGTGTACCTATTTCCTACGGCCTGCAGATAATGCTGTGTTTCTTCGTTATACAATCTTTCATTGGCATGATATTTTCCAACAAAATATGGATCTTGCCTACGTTCGGGAGTCATGTTCAATGATTGGATATGATACGTTATAAACGGTACTGGTGGTATTTTGTTTTCAGAATTACCGTTTATAACAATTTCAGCTAGTCTTGTTGGATCACCATAACGGCAAGGAACTTTGCTTAATGTAGTTTCACCTTTTTCATCTGGTCCATATTGTACATAGAATTCAGAAAATGCTCGTTGAAACTGTAATCGATAATTACGTAATTGTTCTGTATACCAAAATTCCATTTAACTTATAATCCCATCGATACCAAAAACACTTAATGCCTTAGCATATCTTGTTTCACAATCTGCCAGACCAATATAGCCACCATTGGCTATAAGTCTAACTTGCTTAATATTTCCGTCATCACTAAGTGGATTTAAGTTGTGTAAATTCCAAAACCAACAAGCCGATGCTATTGCACCGTCCATAGTTAATAATAATTCTGGAGTACTTAGTAATCTTGCATCACCATAAATTGATGTACTACATACGCTATAATTTTCTTTACCTGTTAACTGTATAAGGCCACGCCCACGGAAGTTCCAGCCGTCTCCACTTGCTGTATTGCCATTGCCCATACGATTAGCATAAACTAAATTGGCAATCTTTTCTGGCTGACGTGCATAATCATCTGGGTTATTAGTCTTAAACTCACTTGGCCATGTCGCAGCAAGTCCGGCAGCACTGTAATTCAGGTCTTCTATTAATACAGAGAAATTTCCACTTTCGTGGCCAGTCATTGCAAGAAACATTGCAATTCTTTTAGCATTAGTGATTTCAAAAGTTGGTAGCAAGTTACTCAAGGCTGTAAACCAATCTTCTGCATCTTTTATACCTGGCATCACTTGTGATAACTGTGTAACTGTAAAATTAAAATCAAATCCTGTCATGACAATTCCTTAAATTATATCTGGATCTAGTTTGGCTTTCATTAGATCCCTGATATTTTGTCTTTCTGGCACTACGCTGCCATCATTGAGCGTTGTTTTATTGTTATTATTTATAAACGTACTTAATAGTTTATTAGCAGGTGTCCAACTTGTTCTCCAGTTTACTTGTGTACGTACCCAAATACCATTACCAGTTTGTGGCCCAACTTCACGCTTAAACAACATAGCTGGGAGATAGTCAGTTCTAATAAAATAATCACCTATTAATGGCTGTGTGGGAAATGTAGTACCGCATGGGACAGGTTTACTACCATCTGGTGGTATATTGTCACTTACGAACAAACTAATTTGTGGATCATGATTGGTAGGATAAAAGTAAAAATGAGTAGATTGTAAGTTTAAGAATGGAACTTCTCTATGAGCTTGTTCTAACCCTCTTTCAGTAATTTCAATTTCTTTATTATAATTGCTTATTAAATCACTTAATGTAATCACATTACTGCTATTTCCGTTTGGTATCAGATCACCGTTAACATCAGTTGCAGGTAGATTAAGAATGCCTTTATATTCTTGACTATCAGTAATTGGTGTACATTTGATTCTCCACATATGTGACCACCATGTCGGACCCCAACCTTCTGCAGGTCTTGTACCTTCTTGTATTACATAAAATTTACTAATACTTTCATCCTGACCAATAACCAGATCATCTCGCCTGTGACATATTTCGACAACATCACCACTCATTAATGTACGACCAATACTGTTAACCATATCATTAAGATGAAACGTTATGAATATTGTATCGTTACTTAAGAATAATCCAAACTGTCTCAAATCAAATTCTGTATCGCTTACTTGGTAGTGACCCTTGAGGCTATAGATATCCGGATCATATTTTCGATCTCTAATTTCCATATTTAATACATCCTGTATGCCCAATTCTGGTGCGTCGGTTGCATTAAATCCATCACCACCTGGTTTGGTGGCATCCTTTGATTTTGGTGCGTCTACTGGTCCTAGATACTTGTGTACCCATATTTCAGTACCGCTTATTTTAAAATACTCGCCAACTGTTCGATCAACAAATTTGTAATCATTGGTTCTAACATTGACGCCCTTCCAAAGGACTAGTGGTGGCATAATACGATCCTATTCTGTTGATATTATTTATGTTGACAATTTAAGATATTTCGGTTGACCTTTTGGACAGATATGCTATTATCGCTAATAGAAATTAGGGAAGATCAAATATGGAACTTTTGACCATTCCTCAGGCCTGTAAAGCTGTAAAATCAGCTAAGCGAGTATTTATTAAGGTACGGTTTGGAGTGTCTGAACACAATGTCAAAATCACAAAAGCTGAAGCTACATTCTTCCTAAGCAGCTTCGTTGATTCAACTACTCCCAGAGAACTAGAAATGTATCTTAATAATTTTGGGTATGTTGACGTGAACGGTGACGTTTGCCTGGGATAGTCTATTAACGAGGTGTAAAATGTACATTGAACAAATCGAAACTGAATACGGTGTCCCGTTCAAGGAATTGCAGACAGAATGTGGGATTTATTGGCTATGTGCTCGTGCATTGCGTGATTTGTCAGATACTGGCAAGCCTGATGCTGAATTGGTCGCCCATGAGAATATCACCATCGTTTGGTGCTGATTTTGGTTGACCTTTTTTCTAAAGATGCTATTATAGGATTATAATAAAGAAGTAAAAGAGTTAAAATGGAATTAAATTCTGTCACTGACAGTGTACAATTAGCTGCTGTTAGTGAAAATGGATATGCAATAGAATACATTAAAAATCCATCTGAACAAGTACAATTAGCTGCTGTTGAACAAAATGGATATGCAATAGAATACATTAAAAATCCATCTGAACAAGTACAATTAGCTGCTGTTGAACAAAATGGATATGCAATAGACTATATCAAAAATCCATCAGAACAAGTACAATTAGCTGCGGTTAAACAAAATGGAAGTTCAATAGACTATATTAAAAATCCATCTGAACAAGTACAATTAGCTGCTGTTGAACAAAATGGCGATTCAATAAGATATATTAAAAATCCATCTGAACAAGTACAATTAGCTGCTGTTGAACAAAATGGCGATTCAATAAGATTTATTAAAAATCCATTTGAACAAGTACAATTAGCTGCTGTTGAACAAAATGGCGATTCAATAGACTATATCAAAAATCCATCAGAACAAGTACAATTAGCTGCTGTTAAACAAAATGGAAGTTCAATAAGATATATTGAACATCCATCAGATGCATTATTAAATTTATGTAAAAATAGTATTATTAAATATATTTTAATAGAAATGAAAAATGGAGATATTACTTTAAATGATTCTATATTTAATAAATTAAATGATACCAATTGGCCAGAACTTGATATTATTAAAAAATCACTTGCTCATGATAATATATAAATGGTGCGGGATGTCGGACTCGAACCGACACGCTATTATAAAAATTGATAATTTGGTGCGCCACCTCGGATTCGAACCGAGAACCTATTGCTTCTAAGGCAATCACCTCTGACCAGTTGGGCTAGTAGCGCATATATTATTTAGTCTTAACTTTACCTTTGGCTCTGTAGTATCTACCTTTACATACTTCATAGGTAATATTATATATTTTTGCAGTTTTTCATATCAGGCGATACTAGGAAATGAGCGGTATTACTCATGACGAAGACTACATTAAATAAAATTGGTACTATCTGATAAATGGTAGTCGGGGAGAATTTCGAAATCTCGCCATCTGGTATGTAACACCAGTACTCTGCCTCTGAGTTACCCGACCATATGATGACACATTATTTATGTGTCATCGAATTTCTTCCTGCATTTATGTTCCTAGGAATGCAGCAACCTGAGTGGATACCATGGTCTTTTTATATATACTCTATACGTCCACAGAAATTATTGGAGCAGCGTGATAAAATCGAATTATCGTCTACTAGGTGGAACCCAGCCACTCTACCATTGAGCTATCACTGCGCATATTTAATTTGGAGCGGGTGATCGGTAACGCTCCGACTTCTTCAGTTTCCTCTAGAGTGACTAGCACTCCACAGGAAGACTGATACATTTAGCTTCTATGTTACACCCGCATATTACTATTTATACAACAAACCTATTCTCTTGTCAACTGATTTATTGTAATTTATTGACTCAAAAGGAAGAACGTAAATCGTTGTGAAAGGGTATCTTCGAAGTCTGGCCAAATTTTCAGCAGCTTAGCATAGTCAATTTCCTTATAACCCTTCTTCTGTTTCTTTCTAATCAAATCTTCGATTTCATACGTATACGTATCGGCTTTGAACATCATGCTTTTGCCGCGCGCACCCCAAAATACATAAACCTTTGAATTTCGTTGCGGAAGCGCAACCGCACCTTGCTTAATGACGCCCCAAACCTTATCACTATTTCCTTCGGTATTCCAACCGGCCCATATCAAACCAACGTCAACGCTCATTTGAAACTCCTGAGCCTGCTCTAACTTTGATACATTAGCACCATATGCTTATGCTGTCAACCAGAAAATAAAATTATCTGCCACGGCCGCCGGACCGTTGTACCTGTTGAGTTCTAAGTTGGCTTGCTTTAATGTTGTATCTATTTGCTAATGGTAAAGCTAACGGTTTATCAGTTGGCTTTGCTGGAGGTCTTGGTCTAATTTTAGAACTTGCTGCCTTAGCAGTCTGAACAGTCATTATGGTGCCTCAAATTTTGGAGCTAGAGGAGGGAATCGAACCCTCGTCATAACATTGTTCAAGACACCGTGATGTCTTCAGGCAATGTTATACTCTACCATTGAGCTACTCCAGCGTACTACTATTTATATCATACAATTATCTAATTTGCAATTTAAAATGGAAGAGAGGAGGCAGTGTTGATCTCCATACGCTATTAACGTATCATCGGTGTTCGAAGCCGAGGTCGGGACCGCCCGACAACCCTCTCTATAATTTGGAGGAAGGAGGTGGTCTCGATCCACAGCCCCTCGCGGCGCCCGACTGATTTCCAATCAGTGCCAGATCCCATCTGGTTCACCTTCCATATACATTATTTAATATCTGTTCACTTATCCAACCTTGCTCTTCATAGTCTAATCTTGACCATGTTTTTGCATAAGCGTCACTAGCTATTCTGAACCTCTTAATAGATTCTTTATCTTTCCAATTAACTGGTGATAATTTAACCAGTTCATACCAGCTAGTTAATATGTGTTCTCGGCCAAATGCATTGTCATATATCAACCTCCTATTATGTTGTTTACCATGTTCCTGCTCGTTCTTTCATACGTCTAATTGAAAAAATACCCCAAATATTTTCTTCCTTATTATCTTCATTTAAATAAAATCTCCAATTTTGTTTATCAAAATTATTAGACATAAATTCATCTACTTGATTTGGATCAGTTATCTTTTGTATAGTTAGACCAGGATTTTGCAAATTATATACAGATACATTATATCCCTTTGCAACCATTCTTTTCCACAATTTAATACTAGAATCTGTTAACTTTGAATCACTTAGTAACGCAAGTTTATGGTTATTGTCATTAACGATAAATTGATACGCATCGTCCATCCATGGAGGTGATCCTATATTAGATTTACCTGACATATTAATATATAAATTTTGATTTTTTTCAATAACTGATACTATCAAATCTGGAATATTGTTTGTTTCATGCCAATACCACCAATCGTTATTAACGATTATTTTCTTATAATTATCTTGACAGTTAACAATAGGATTTCCTCGACCAATTTTTCCTTGTAAATCTTGCGTTAAGATATGCCATGTATTAGTTGAATTAATTCGTTGTGGAGATTCGAACAACCACGATTCAACAAATTCAGTTCTGAAATCATATTTTAAACTTTCAAACCATTCCTCAGTCATTATTACTATTTTATTTCCTTTAAAATTATCGAGAGGGACGAGTGTCGACCCTCTTTTCAATACCCGGGTTGCAAAGGTTACAATATACTTAGCAAGATAGGACTAGCAATATTGCCATAATAGACAATGAATGGTCTATACTATGTTGTATATCTCCCGACCTCGATATAGCTGTGCCTCTGAATTCTACGCTTGCGCGTGATCATATGCTCACCAAAATATTGTGCGGACACAATACCGGCCATACCTAAAATCATACTGCCTCTCGAATTCTTTATACGTTGTTTATTATAGCACATAACTCAGGGTTGATGTCAATCAAATTCGTATGTCGCCGGGTATCTAAAAGTCATTATGCTGTTTGAAAGAAGCTTTCCACCTAGCTAATGCCCATATTAGATGGCAGTGATAATTGGCTTATTACAGTATTTATAGAGTAAAATGGAGGAAGGTAATAGAACTATCAACCTTGCGGTGGCAGGTTCCACCTCCGCATGAGACCGTTATTATATGCATAACTTATAAAGTATTTATAGTGTGCATTATTCTCAATTACTAAGTCAATATTAACATACATTTTACTGAGAATACTATTGCAATTTGGTATATAAATATAGTATACTATTTAGTCTTAAAATTATAGGTATATTATATGGCATTTGTATTAATATCAAAGATCACTAGTGGCTCTCCTGTCAATCACGACCTTGCTAATGCATTAGAACATTCTTTCAACAAAGGCAGTTTAAAACTATGGATTGAATCTTCACATAATGCAACGATTGCAAATTCAACAGTGACTGATTCAACTATATCAATATTTGATAATTTTAACGCTTGGGCATTAACACAGACTGGGTTTCAATACCATCTTAGAGGAACTACAGATGATTATACTTTGGAAGATGTATATGTATTTAATACTAAAGTAAATAGTAATATGTTTAAAAAGTCATTGAAAACTAATGCATATTTCAATATGATGCTAGCATATTATACTAAAAATGGAATTACACAAACCTGGATAGAATTAAATTAAATGGCATATGTATTAGTATCATAACTAGAACGCATGAATGATCTATGTGGTTTAATGAAACATATTCACATTTAAAATTGGGAAATTATTGCCTAAATTACCATGCTATAGTGTCAATAAAAACGGTTGCAATGCAACCGTTTTCTTTTGTTAATTGGCTGGAGGGGATGGACTCGAACCACCGACATCAGATTTCAGAGACCTGCGTTCTACCAACTGAACTACCCTCCAATGGTATTCTATTTATACTTACTCATCCTTAGGAATATTATATTTGCTGACCATGTCAGCAAATTCTCGGTTGCTGATAGTCTGCAAGGACGAAGAAATGCGGTAATACACTGACTCGAACAACCTGCGTAGCGGATCATTCAACAAAGTCCATGCCATACTGACCGGCCAGTACGCCATCCAGCTTGTAATCTTGTACTTATATGTGTTAACCCGCAGCGGGACGGAAATGTATCCTAATGAGCGAGCAGCGTCAGTAGGTGCCTGTAGCTTGTGATTTTCGAGCCAAGCTTCCATAGCTCGTCGAGCCATTCTCGTGTAGCTCTTCCACTTGAAATAGACATATATCACGCCAATTACAAGATATCCTACAGCATAAGCAAGAGTAGTTAGTGGGTTATATAGTGCAAACGTAAATGGATGGATATCAGTAAACAATTGCAATCCAACCAATATTATACCTAGCGATAATGTAGCAAGGCCAGTACTATTTGTACCTTCGATCAGGATGGTTAAAAAGATCAAATACAATGGGACGGCAATATACAAAAATAGCACGCTATTGGCTAAAGCAAATGTAAACATATTCATATTCTCCGAAGTTTAAATCTAATACTCATAATAGAGTATACTTTATGATAGCATCTATCATAATGTTGTCAATTGTTATTTTTACGGAATATTTGGTTACCATTTAACCTTATTTTGAAAACGAATTTTGATTGGTTTTCTTATATGGGCCTCGTTTAACACCAAATTTTTGAACGTTGTATTTCCCTCTAGGGCCCGACATTTTTTGTTTTGTTATATCAGAATGTGTTTTTCCAGACATTCCATTTATTTTATTTTCTTTACAGAAAAGTGCTATATCATGTCTATTTTCTTGGGATGCTGCAGCTAGACGTAATTTTTCTTTTGTTTTGACGGTATGTCTTTTACCTTTAAATTTTAATATGTCTGATCTGTTGATATAACTAAATCCGCCTTTGCCGCCATCACATAAATTATAACTTTCCTCACATATAACAACAAGTTCTTTTTCTTTAGCATTCATTTCTTCTTCATTATCAAATATATGAAGTATTTCTTTCTTAAAATTTTCCAAACTATACTTAGTAATAGCTCTTTTAAGCAAGTTACCAGAACCCATATAGTCATCATCTAATTTCTTAGTTTGATGTTTACCTATATAATATTTGTTATTGATTAAATTTGTTATTTTGTATATTGTATAAAACATATAGTGCTAGTCCCTCAGTTGCATAAACAGTCTTATCGTTACTGCTATTTATGCAACTGAGGCGCTTATGTAGACTCGGAGAATTTCGAAATCTCGCCATATCGGTTAAGAGCCGATTACTCTGCCTCTGAGTTACGAGTCCAATATTTTATTTTCTATATCACCCATTGAGTTATAGGCCCACAATTTATTTATCGAAAACTTGGGAGTACCAATACAGCCAGTCAGCAATTTGTAGATAGAATTTGCCACTATGTTCCTTAGGAACCGGTGAGCGCCCAACAAGAGTTCGTAGCAACGCCAAATGTTCCCAGGTAATCCCTTCTTGTATCATGTTAGCTACTATTAAGTGGACGGCCGCTTCGGTTTTTAAATCGCACAATTTTAATATAGGGGCCAAATCCTCTTCACTAGCAATATTAGACAAATACAGTCGTCTGTCGATTAGATTCTTGATTTCGATTTTAACTTTTGTAGCCCATGCTGCATATTCAGGATATCCATCTGGATTATGCGAAAACATACCTCGGGCTTCATTCGCCAAATCATTTTGTAATATTTTCATAATTATCCTTTCAATTGATTATATATCAATGTAACTATTATATAGACAATACTATCAAACATAAGTACTAATAACCAAGTTAGTATTATTCCAATAAGAGTAGTAGCACCTAAACTATGTATGATAGTTACCCCACCAATCACAGCAAAGCAAGTATATATTATATACTTCAAAAACCTATTTTGCATTGCGCCAACTTTGTATTTTACCTATAACATCGATTATAATCAATTCAGCAACAAAAGTTAACATCAATATTGATACTTTTCTAAAGTCGTTAGTAGGATGCAACAAATGTATCATAATTGATGCACCTGCCCAACCAAATAATATACCTATAATGAATCGGGTTGTTGATTCTATAACTGCCATATTATGAAATTATTACCTCTGCATCAGTTTCGATCCAAAGCTTTGCTCCGCATGATAACGGAGCGTCTGGACGATAAACCATTTTGCTTGGACCAAGAATTTCTACAGTCATACCGTAGGTAACTTTTGTACCTTCCTGCACTCTACACACAGGTTCAGTAGTACCATTTCTAGAGTTCTGTTGAATAATATTACGATTGATATGAATTATTTTTGTCATTTCCACCTCAAAAATCAACTGCCGCTTCGGTGTAGGCTAGGCTCCTACAAAATGGTCACTTAAGACGATGCATTAGCTTAAAGGGCCTTTTTATTTTAATATCCGATATTTACTTGCGAGCGGCACTTGAATTGTATGAATAGGGCTATTCCAATTTCTAGCCAGGCAGGCCATTAACTCACTTAGTTAATCTAACCAACATGGCATCTGAGCGCTTTTCCGATTTAGCATTGCAACTGTCCTAAAACAGCCTTGTAATAACCCTAAACGGTCCAGACTTGGGTACCTATCCAAGACCTTATACAACTATATTGAGCAACTTATCAGTTTATGTAGTTACCTATCCAGCCTGCGTATTTGCTTCTCCACGTTCATATAATAGCATCTTTGTGATATGTGTCAACCTGATTTTAAATTTTGTCCCATTCAGGGTTCCAAAATGTTGAATTGCGCGTAACAAAAGATGCTTTAAATTTAGCGTAATCTACCATTCCGATATTGCATTCAACAATATCTTTGACCGTACTATATATTTGATCTACATCATCCTTTAATAAAGATTCAGTTGGATACACTGGATCAATGCAAAATGTACACATACTTTCAATGTAATCTATATTATAGAAAATGTTAATATCTCGATTCTCTGAGATTGTAATATTTCTTTTCATAATGTCCTCAATTTTATTCTTTCGCCCATATTTTAAGTTTATAGTTGTATCCAATATATTCGTAAAATTCCCAAAGAGACTTAAGATTAACCAAAGGCAAATGAGGATCAAATTTGCCAAATTGAATAGGGTCGTCTTCATGATCACATCTATAAAGTTTACCATTCTTCCCCCAACATGGTGACTTCTTTGCAGGTTTCTTTGATGCTCCTCCGTATGCAAATGCATTATATGACATACGAGACCGATAACAAAAATCCTTACCGTTATCTAAATCAAAACGTAAATGTTGTATGTGTTCATAATTCGATGTAGTTAAATCAATTTCAGTTACAAGAATATTAATCACAGATCACCTTTTATAAAAATCTAGCATTAATATGATAATGTTAGAAGATGGTAAATTAGCTCTGCTGGGGAACTAGGACTCGAACCCAGATTATACTGCTTCAAAGGCAATTTTTCTACCATTAAAATATTCCCCAGCAGAGCTAACATATTATTTATAACATATTATTTTGATTTTGTCTATAAAATTGATGGTCCACCGCCAAGGTAACGCTCCTTGCTACTACAGAGTTATCGGCTCTGCCCCTTCTCTTGCTGGGTCGCAGTGGTTATTAGTAATTTGGTAGGCGTCGGAGGAATCGAACCTACCATTGCACGGTCATCGACCTTACCATTAGACTAGACGCCCATACTTTAATTTCTCATCTGGCAGTTGGGACTCTTACCCCTGTTATTTCTGCCCTACCATACCAATAGGAACAGTTTCCTTTTGTCACCAAACGGCTCTTGATTTTACTTCTTCGTTTGGGTTACAAATTAGTTTAAATCATATTCCAATGTAACTGGCGGGCGCGGTCCCCGTCGCTGAATCCTTCACAGGGACCCGTCCTACTATTAAACTATAGCCACCATAAATTTTATAGTTAATTATACAAAATGCGTATTGCATTGTAAATATTTTTAGCATCATCCTCAGATTAAAATGGGTCATATACGTCTCCATCACGAAGAATGCCAGTTAAAGAATAACTACAATACCAACCACAGTATATTTCTCCGTCGTCAATTGCCATATATAAAAATTGGTTGTAATTTCATAATATATTCCATAAAAACTTTAGTTAAGCTGTTAACAGTTTTGTGATCTTTTCGAGCAATACAGGAGCAGAAGCTTTACCTTTCAACTCCTTCATGCATTGACCAACTAGCCAATGCATGATACGATGGTCAGCCTTAGCTTTCTCAACCTGAACTGGATTATTAGATATAACCTTATCAATGACTGTGTCAACTTCAGAAGTACCAGCCACCCTATACTTTGGATCACTAATAATAATGTCGAGCATGATTTCACCAGCAACTATTGGTACAGTTCTAAATTTAACAGCAGTGGCATATACATCAAATATATCCTTCGCAAAGCTTTTGTCAAATTTACCACTCAACAAGTAATCCACAAATAGGTTCAAATAACTAACTGGCATCAAATCTTTAAGATTTCTCTTAGAGGCTTTTAATTCAACCGCGATAGGTCCCATTAACCATTTTATAGCTTCTTCGTGTGAAAGAGAAGCGATATAGTAAATGGTTTCGTAATTCCCGTCGGCAAAGTTAATCAAATCATGTGATTTTTGATAACCAATCTCAAACCCACAGTGCCTAACGAGATCATAGGAATTAAGAGAAGACCAATGATCTGTTTTTACTCGCATCCAATCGGATACTAATACATCATCCTCATAGTCTTGGCCATATTCAAATTTGCTATCCTCCCGAACAATTTTTGATGTTTTTACAGGAGGCTTTTTCTGAACTATTTTCATTCACCAGTCTCGCAGTTTCTTAAATTTAAATCCAGCAGTGATCAAATCATTCTTGACCTGATCAAACAAGTTTACATCAATTTCCCAATAACAATCACTTGCTTGTTCGTCTTTAAAATAACCTGGTAAACTTGATGGATGGCCAAACCAAATATCATCGGGATTTTTATCATTCCAAAACATAACTGCTGTAACTTTGGTTTTGTTGTTCCAAGCTGACTCTGTCTTTTTTGTGTCAAAGCATAGTTTAGTCAGATCATATTTTTTGTAAGGCATTGTTCAGATTACCAATCCCGCATTTTTTTATATTTGAATCCACTAAGTGTGAGATCATTCTTAACTTGGTCAAACATCTCTAGTTCAAATTCCCAAAGACACTCACATGTTACACCAAGTTCAAAATACTTCGGTAATCCCGACGTATTGTAAAACCCAATGTCATCTGCGCCATGATTATCTGACAATACCACAGCCGTAATTTTGATTTTACTATCCCAAGCTGACTTTACTTTCTTAATGTCAAAGAATAGCTTGTCCGGTGAGTACTTTTTGCTAGACATTACATCTCCCCAAACTGGCCAGTTTCGAGCATATTGCCCTCAGTATCAAATGCTGCCTCGTAATGACACCTATATCCAGGCATAACGACAATAATCGTTGCAGTTTTCGGATCTAATTCTGAAGTCCAACTATTCAACATACTATCTTCGTCCCATTCTGCGGCACCAGTATATTCATTATACCCTGCATCGCACCTATCGAGCATAGCTTTGAAATTTTCCAAATCAGACATTATTCACTCCTGTTTAAGATCGTTAACATACACTAAATTTTGTAATTGTGCAAGACAAATTATACCGTTCATTCCACAGTGTGATTCGTGCTAATAACTCTTCATAAGTTATGTGGTTTTTCGTACCCTTTGATGCATTCTCAGAATGCCGAATTAATCTACAATTCGCCGGGTGTGCAATATGTTCAGTCGGAACATTATTCTTCCAACCCCACATAACACTCACCATATGATCTCTGCTGACACCAGTTAGATTATCTCCTCGGTTTTTAGCTTTATAAATCCCATATTGTTCGAGCAGTGTAAAGTCAAATTCAGCTGGGTAATCTTTTAGACTAAATCTGAAATTGCAATCTCTTTTATAATTTTCACGTTCTGTTTTTGTTAATCTTAATTTTTCATATCGTATTTTAGCAACATATGTTGTACCACAACTTTTTGAGCAAAAACGTTTTTGTCGTCTATATCCATGAATAAGACATTGAAATTCATTATTACAATTTTCACAAATTTTCAATTTATAGTATGGTTTTATTGATATTTTTCCCGATAATTTCTCTGAAATTCTTTTTCTACTTTCTATAGATAATGACCATTCAATCTCTATACGTTTATTATTATTAAATTTAGCAGCACAAGAATGATCACAAAATTTATTAGCTTTATGTTTGAAAGGTATTACTGTTTTACATTGTAAACAAGTTTTTGGATTTTGATAATATTTTTCTTTCCATCTGCTTGATAAAATCTCATATTTTCCATTATTACCAGATGAATATTTCTTATCACCTAAATGAGTTCTGGCATAATGTGTATGAAATCCTTTTACAGAGAATTCTCTATTACAATCAGGGCATATTATTTTATCAGACATTATTAATTATAAAGCATTAATTAATAATGTAAAGAAAAATGGTGGAGGCCTGGAGAATCGAACTCCTAAAAGACAATTTCCTTGCAAGGGAAATCCGTACACCCACTACTGCCCCCATTATTCTTTAATTATACATATAAATCAGTGGTGGAGCTGGTCGGGATCGAACCGACGACCTATTGCTTGCCGGTTGGTCCTCGAAGCTTTAGGCTCTTTGGACCCACAACTCAACTAGAAGCAATGCTTCTAGTTGATAGCGTTACCCGCCACGGAAAAAGCAATCGCTCTCCCATCTGAGCTACAGCCCCAATTTAAACTTTCGCAACAAGAAACTATGTTGGCCTCGAACCAACGTCCTTCGGACTTTACGCCGACGCTCTCTCCCCTGAGCTAATAGTTACAACTAAATTATCAGTTCGGTAAAACCAACAATCTAGTAGGTTGCTAAGACTTTCAAGACAGTTACCGCCGCCTTGAAAGTGAATCCATTTGTCGGGGATGAGTGATTCGAACACTCGACCCTTCGCTCCCAAAGCGAATGCTCTACCAGACTGAGCCAATCCCCGACAAATGGATCTATTCTATTTAGTTTTCATCTTATTATATAATCATTAATAATAGAGTCAACTATATAATTATATTTACGCGATATCATTTATACAGTGTAGGAGGCCGTTACGATACATTTTCATGTACGGCTGCCGCCTTATTCCCACACCAATGGACGTATCAGTTTCATGATTGCTGTACAGGAGTAATTTCATATAAACGCATGTTAGTTATTATTCTGTGGAATGGTATGCTCGTATTGTTTTATTAGAGCATTTGTTTCAATATTAGAGTTATATGCATCTTCGAGCATTTTTTGCCATTTAATCATTAATTCTTCAGTTACTTGAACATAGTTAAGTCCAGGTCTATCTGGTGAATAAACAATTTCTAAATCACAGTTTGGATATTTGCTTTCTAAAATTTTACTTTCAAATAATTTATCTTCTATTAATATCATTTTAATTCCTTATATCGTTATTTATTATAAGGAATTAGCAGGAAGCTCCTCAGAGCTTCCTTTATGCTGCTATAATTCCTATGTATTTTACGGAACTATAACAGAGTAATAATTCTGTTTATACGCCAACGCCCAATCGTACTGCACAGAGTGTCTCGAATCTCTGTATTTGGTTCCCTTGCACCTGTTTGCCAACATTCCCGGCTATTAACCTGGCCATTTGTGATGGGTCTCGAACCCGTCCTCGTTCACCTGTTTTTGGCCATTTAAACTACCAACACTTTTTCAGTGATTGTGATCAGCAATCGACTATATTAGTCGTTGGCGGATAAACAGTTTAATTTTCAAACAGCATATATTATCTACACACATACATTAGCATCTCTAGATCTAATGTCAACCACTAATTGTCATTCAACTATGATATTTGAAGATAGATTTTATACTCTACAAACTGCTTTTAATGAAATTAAAAATTGGTGCTTCTGGTTGGCTCTGCCCCAACTTTAACTGACGTATGAAATCAGAGAGATTCTTTTACCTCCCCAGAAGCATTATTTCCTATTAATTTTCTTTGTATTCTCCAATGCAGCAGTAAATTGTCTCATCTTATTCATGAACAATTTTATCTTATACATTTTTTTGATCACAAAATCATCGTCTTGATCTGGCATTGACTCTAATAATTCAATTGCATCTATGCAAATTTCATTAAATTGGTCTAGTTCAATAAACCAAATTTTTGTAGCTCCTGCTACATTAAATGTAGGTTCTTCGGAGAATTTCTTATATGCTTTTAGCACATCGAAATACTGCATATTAACTGACAAGCGATTCTTATCATTCAAACTTAACCAAGCTAAATTTGAAACTGTAATAGGTAGTGATTTTGGTCCTTGTATTCTCATGTATGTGGTAAGTTGAAAATATCAACTATTCTATCTAATCCAACAGCTATCTCAAGGACTTTGGTATTTGGGCCAAAATCATTCCTGATAGAAATTGATGCTATCTCAGTCCATCTTCCACCATTATCAGATGGGATCAACACTTCTATATCTATTGTTGAATCTGAATATTTAGGTAGTCTATCAGACTCGACAACCCTTGATCGTCTATCAGCCAACCAAGTTAATTTTGTTTCTAATTCAGGCATAACCGTAGCTCTGTAATCTGCTTTAGTATCAGCTGAATAGATGCACTGATATTCAAGTTGGTCAAATTGGAAATACCTTAGTTTGGCAGCATTAGCACCATCCGAACTTTCCTTTCTAAAGCTAGGCCCTTCTTGCCAAACGCAAATAGGGAGTTTAACTTTAGAAGTTTGTAGAATATGTCTTGCAACCGCATATGATCCAGCGGTTGTTTCTGGACGCATTGTGTGTGCGCTTGTAGTAAACTGCCAGACATCATCTGCAGAATATTCTGGTGATACCATGTTATTTGGTACAATCAATGGCGTTCGGCATCTATTGAATGACCACGCTCTGTTGATTCCTAGTAAGCTATCACTTAAAGTTCGCGTAATGGTTTTAATAGCTAATTCTTTGTGTTCAAGGTCAGCTTCTAACCAACACCTCAATTGTGCAGTTTGGTAGCAGTCTAATGCTATACTCATATTAGATTTCCTATTTGTACTAATTTAGCATATAATGTACGCTTTGTCAAATGGTGTTAATGATGTTTATTTTTCCAGCAAATCGTAATTCTACATTCATTCTATGCATTTCTTGTAGGTATTCTATGTACGTATTATTAAATTTGCTTATGAATTGATCAGTTTGGTCTGGAAAAGAACTCAGAAAGTCCAGCGCATCGTTGCATGCACGTTGCAATTTTGTACATTCAGTTTCCCATAAATGTGTGTGAGTCACAAGCCCATCTATAGTTACTGAATACTTAGCTCCATTTATTAATCGTTCATATATGTTTGTAATTACAGCAAATAAATTTGGTGATAGCAAACGTCTATCACCATTTAATTCAATCCAAAACTTATTAGATTGATTAATGTCTACAGCTTTTACAAATACCTGCATGATAATCCTTTGTGGTGCTCCGGGGACGGTTCAAACGTCCGACTCCGACTTACGAGATCGGTGTTTTGCCCATTAAACTAACAGAGCGATTACTTATTTATTATGTTATCTTTGTGTTTAATTGATCGTTTATTCTTAGCAAAATAACCTCTTGGGTCAACCATTTGATTGGCTTTATTGCGATCAATTTTCCCATGAGGACCAGTTGCACTTGCAATAGTCTGAAATTTTTTGGACAATAATTCTGATATCTTCATCAGTTATTTATAATAGCAGGGGCTCCAGGATTCGAACCTGTATTTCCGCGCCTAGCGCTTCGGCGTACTGGCCAATTGTACTATGCCCCTAAATTTTGGTGGATGGGACGGGAATTGAACCCGCCTCGCCGGCTATCTCTCCAGAGTGACCCACCCATATAATGGTTATGATTCTGCAAGATTTGCACTTGCTTCCTTCGGCTTGTTACCGAAGGAGATACTCACCTCCCAGAAAGTGTTTCGGTCCTCTAGTAAGGCATTGTGCGCAGTACATTACCGTTGTAGCCTACTTTACTACCGATATTACCAGTATCGATTCAATTTTGGTGTCCGGAGAAGGACTCGAACCTTCAATGTCATTGGAATATGCCTTGCCACCGGTCTCGTCTGCAGCATCCGCCAGTGAAGCTCATCATACCCCGCATAACCTCCCACTTTTCACGTGGGCGAGTTTACCATTTCCTCTATCCAGAACAAACTACTAATCTGTATTGATGGTACCCGCTACCAGATTCGAACTGGTATGCCATAAGGCGGGAGGTTTTAAATCTCCGGTGTCTGCCATTCCACCAAGCGGGCGTATTATTCTATTTATCCTACTGTAATTACCACCTTTTGCAGCAAGACCAACACTCTTTAATGCTCTATGTATATTACCTTCTTTATGATAAGCTGTCAACAGTTCTTCATCTGTAACGATAATTTTTCCGGTATTTTTATTTCGTCCTTTATATGTTAAGGTCTGACTGTGGCAATTTGGACATAAAAATCGTAAATTTGTTAAACGATTGTCATTGTTAACGCCATTGATATGATCTAATTCGAGAACAATATTTTCATTCTGCCATTCTTTTATCTTACATATCATACACTGATAGACTATCAATGAGTCTTTTAATATTCTACCCTTAACTAATTCATTTGTATACTTGCTATGTTCAACAAATATAACATCATTTGATGTTATAGTTTTACCTCTATTCCATGCCATGGCATCTTTACTAGATTGCGGAAAATTATGATAATTTCGGCCGCCAGCTGATAATCTGTGTTCACCTGTCTTATATGCATTCTTCAGTGCATTACTATTGATTTTCTTTTGAATTTCACATCCTGCCGGTCGCGGTGAACAACAATGCCTACCATTTTTCAAAGTAAAATTTGATTCTTTATTACACCCATATTCACATAACATATACAGTCTCCTTCTATATGTTATTTATATGGTAAACGTACATCTTAACTTAAAATTTTAAGCTTGTGTCAACCGATTAGATCATCCATTGCTATACCTTTATGAATTGTCGTCTCTCCAACTTGGAAGCCATTTTTCACGAAATAGTGTTTCCAATGGTCAATCAATCGATCATATTGATCTGGTTGAACCTCATCTGACGAAAATCCGTAAAGTACCTTTTCAGTACCAAAAAAATCATGAAGTCCGAAATCACTTTCGACTTCAGATACCCAGTCGTCATATTCGAACCCATTCATTGATTTATCGTATAAAGCTTGAATATCTTCATCGCCGCCAATGAAATCAAACGTATAAGTTGTACGTACAATTCCTTCGTCAGCTTCGTCTATTCGACTATTGTCAAATTGAATAAATTCAAATGCAAACATCTTACTCATACAAATTACCTCATTCGAAGAATCATAGTAACATCTAGCAAAGTTTTGTCAACAGTTAATTTGGTGCCCTCGGACAGATTCGAACTGTCAACATCTGGTTTTTGAAACCAGCGCCTCTGCCGGTTGGACTACGAGGGCTCAATTATTAAATGCATATTATACCAAGTCTGAAAAATATTTCTTAGCATTACTTACTGAATTGGGATACCTTGTAGTATCTTCAATTCTGTATGAATCACTTGTAGAATTGTACGCTTGGATCTGAATACCATATTTATTAAGTATAGATCGTGTTTCGGAATAAAGATTCAAATAAGCAGTGTGGACTATTTCTATTGTGTGAGAAAGTCCCATCTTTTGTAATTCTTGAGATAATATATCTTCTATAGTATTCTTATGAGTATATTTAGATCCATTTTTCATTAAATGTGTAACATACATTAATTGATGTTTATCCAATGGATATTTTCTATTATTTTTTGATTTTGGTTGCTGAGATAATACAAAATCAACCAATCCTGGTGTTTTTGCAAGCTGTTCATTTATACATATGTTTTGCGCATCAGTATTATTTTTCATTAGGTCAGTAAAAATACAAGCTATATTGTAAGCTACTGAGAAATCTGTTTCTGGTATTTCATTCATAATATCGCTCCTCTATTAAATATTATCGCTAATAATACTATTTAACGAAATACGATGTCAATATCGCATTGCGATATTGACCTAATTTTTGCGATATTTTCACGAAATTAATAAA